CACGGACTTGGAACACCAGTTCCGCCAGGCCGCGAGGCAGATGGAGAACATGCGGATGGGCGCCGGCCTGTCCGACCCGGAGACCTACGGCCCGTATGTCCAGGCCCGCGAGGAGGTCGGCCGGCTGCTCGGCGAGCTGATGGAGCTCGACGAGAAGGAGGGGGAGCGGGCGCGCCGGCGCAAGCGCGAAGCCGACCAGGTCGCCGCCGAGGACCAGGCCAGGCGACAGCGCGAGGGAGCTTCGGAGAGCATCAACCGCCGGCTCGAAGGGCTGGACGCCGAGACCTCGAAGCTCGCCGCGCGCAACCGCATCATCGAGGAGTACAACCGCCTCGCCGAGGACGATCCGCGGCATTTCGACGGCTCGATGCAGCGCCTGCTGGCCCAGGCCGACGCACGCATCGACCAGCAGTTCGAGAAGCGCACGCGCGCGGTCAAGGAGCGGGGCTCTGAGGAGGAGCGGGCCCAGCAGAAGCTCGAGCAGCAGTACGCCAGCAGCGAGGCGTCGCTGGTCCGGCAGATCGCGCTGCACGGCCAGGTCGGCCGCGCCGCGGCCATGGCCTACGACACCGCGCACGGCGCCCTGCAGGGCTACAGCGCAACCCAGAAGTCGGCGCTGATGGAGATGTCCCAGTGGCTGGACTGGCTGGACGAGATGGACGCGCTGCAAGGGGTCTGGGACGACGTCGCCGCCGACCACCGGAAGGCCATGGGCGAGAACCAGAGGCAGACCGACGCGATGACCGAGTACGCAAAGCAGGCGGCCCGGAACATGCAGTCCCACTTCGCCAACTTCCTGTTCGACCCGTTCGCCGACGGCACGCGCGGCATGGCCGAGCAGTTCAGCCAGACCGTTCGTCGAATGCTTGCGGAGGTGGCGTCCGCGAAGTTCTTCGAGATGCTCGGCGGGGCCATGTCGGCGTACAGCGGCTCCGGCTCCGGTTGGGTCAACGCGATCGGCGGCGTGCTGCAGGGCCAGAACAAGACCGGCCGCGAGTACGGCGGCGCGGTCTACCGAGGCGATCGGCACAAGGTCGGCGAGCGCAACAAGCCCGAGCTGTTGACCACGCCAAACGGGCAGTACCTGATCCCAGGCGACAACGGCAGGGTGGACCCGATCCGCGCGGTGCCGGCTGGCCGCGGCGGCGCGGTTGGAGCGTCGCAGATCAAGCTGGAGTTGATCAACAACGGCGCGCCGTTGCAGGCGCAGGTTTCGCGGTCCACCCAGCCGGACGGCACCGAGCTGATTCGGCTGCTCCTGACTGCGGTTGCCGATGACGTCGGCAACGGGGGAATGGTCGCTGGCGCCATGAAGGGCAGGTTCGGCCTGCGGGAGCCGGTCTGATGCCGCTGCCCAGCTATGTGGTTGTCCGAATGGCAGGGTACGCCGAGGACGTCGAACCATCCGTCGAGCGCACCGAGATGGAGCGCGGGCTGCCGAAGCAGCGTCGGCTGAACTCCGACCTCCTGGTCAGGCTGCAGGTGTCGTTCCTGTTCCGGACCACGGCCGACGCGGAGTCCTTCCTCGACTGGTACGACGACACGATCGGCCGCATCGGATTCTTCGACATGCGCCACCCTCGGACCGGAGCCACGATCTCGGCCCGATTCCCGGGCGGCGCGATCGGCACGCTGCGCTCGCTGGCAGGCACCGATCACCTCTGGCAGCGCGATCTGGTGGTCGAGTACCTGCGGTGATAGGCTCGGCCGCATGAAGACCGCCGCCCTGACTGCGCTCGCTGCCTTGGTCCTAACCGGATGCGCGACCTCGCCGAGGACCGTCTGATGCTGCGCGACAAGGAGCCGACCGCGACCTTCACCACGGCCAGGTCCGTGGACGAGGTCGCCGCCTGCATCGAGAGCGGCCTACGTGCCGTGGCTGACCCTGGCTCGCTGGGCAGCCTGGCCGTCACCGACGAGGGCAGCACGCGCGTCATCCGTATGACCACCATGGCCAACCCGACGGTCGTCATCACGCTCGCGCCGGCGCCCCAGGGGACGCAGGTCGACTACCGATCCCGATATCGAACCGGATACGGCGCCGTGACCAACGCGGTCCTCGGCTGCCGCTGACGCACCAACAACCGGAAGACTGAGAAGGCCCCGCCAAGTGCGGGGCTTTTTCGTTGGAGCACCCATGACGTTTACCGAACGCCGCCAGCGTGTCACCGACACGACGGGGACTCTGCTGTTCCTCGAAATCTCGGCGCCGTCGATGTCGGAGACGTTGCGCATCGTGGACGACACGCGCAACTGGATCTCGCAGGGAGTCGAGTATCTCGGCCTCCCGTTCGGATTCAAGCCACCAGACGACACGTCGGGAACCGTGTCGCGCGCCCGGTTGGTGGTGGACAACGTCGGCCGATCGCTGACGGAGGACCTTGAGCGAATCGGCCCGAACGAACTCGTCATGGGGAGGATCAAGGTGTCCGACCGTGCCGACCCTGACGTGTACCAGCGGGTGATCCCGTTGCCCATTACCCACGTCTCGGTGAACGCATCTCAGGTGACCGCGCAACTGGGCGTGGATTTCATGATGCGCAAGCAGGCGGTCCAGCTTCGATTCACCCCGTTCCTTTCGCCGGGGCTGTTCTGATGCGCCTGGCTGACGTTGAGCGCTTCCTCGACATCCCCTACGACGCGGACGCCTTCGACTGCGCCGATTTCGTGGCCCACGTGCGCCGCAACCTGTTCGGCCACGACGTGCGCCTGCCTAACGGCCGGCCCCGCGGCGTAGCCGGGCAACTGGCGCTCGGGGAGCTGTCCACGCCGTACGCCGAGCGGACCGAGATACCACGCGACGGCGACCTGGTGCTGATGCTCGACAGCGGTCGGAAGGGTCACGCGGGCCTGTTCTTCCACCTGGCCCACGAGGGCTGGGTTCTGCATTCCAACGAGCGCAACGGCTGCAGCGTGCTGCACCGCGTGCGCGAGCTACCCGACTGGGGCGCTCAAATCGAGGGGTACTACCGATGGGTCTGATGCAAGACGTCACCAGCGGCTCGCATCTGGTTCTGACGCCGCACCCCGTCACGTGCGATGGCCAGCGGCACATGCTGGCGCAGATGGAGCTTGGCGAGACGCTGGGGCGCTTCCTGGCCCGCACGGTGCCCGACTGGACCGAGGACGCGTGGGAAGTCCGGATCAATGGCGTGGTCGTACCCTACGAGGTCATGGATCGCGTGCGGCCGAAGGACGGCACGCTGATCGAGGTGCGCGCAGTAGTGGGCAAGCAAGCGCTGCAGATCATCGCTTTCGCGGCGCTGACCTACTTCACCTTCGGGCTCGGCGCGGCAGCTGCCGGCGGGTGGGGCGCCGGCGCAGCCGCCGGCGCTTTCGGCGGCGGCCTGGCAGGTGCCGCGTTCGCCACCGCAGTCTTCGTTGCTGGCTCGGTCCTGATCAACAAGGTCCTCGGCCCCAAGATCGGGCGCGCTGGTGGCGACCGTGACCAGGAGACCGTCCACAGCCTGGCCGGGGCACGCAACCGCGCCAGGCCCTACGAGGCGACCGGGCTGCTGTTCGGCAAGGTCAAGATCGCTCCCGACTTGCTGTCGAAGCCCTACACCACGTACGAGGCCGACCAGCAGTACCTCGGGATGATCCTGACGCCCGGCATCAACGTGGCGCGCGTGGAGCCGCTCTACAACGGCGATGCCCTGCTGTCGTCGTTCGCCGGCGTCCAGGTCTGGCACTCGGGCTTCTCCGGCATGCCCGAGCAGCCAATCCCACTGTATGGGAACGCCGACACCCTGGCGGGCGGTGACCTTGAGCCGAACGGCCCGTGGACCGAGCGCACCACTTCGCCCGGCACCCAGCTGATCCAGATCGACATCGAGGGCCTGCTCTACGACGTCGACAAGCACGGCACGATCCATGGGAACAGCGTGCCGCTGCAGGTGGAGTACCGCGCGGTCGGCACCACCGGGTGGACCACGCTTGCCACGACGACCATCTCGAACGGCTCGACCCGTGTCATCCGCCGGACCTACAGCTACCCGGTCGCGCCTGGCCAGTACAACGTGCGCGTGCGGCTGGGACAGCCGACCTGGAACGAGGGCAGCGGCAAGGACGAGGTGCGGCTGGCCTGGAGCGCGCTGCGGTCGATCCAGCCCGACACCGCGACCTACAACGGCCTGCCGCGCATCGGCATCAAGATGCAGGCCACCGGCCAGCTCAACGGCACGCCGGACGAGCTTCGATGCGTGGCGCACTCGGAGCCGGCGCCGGTCTGGAAGGGCAGCACCTGGGTCACGGAGGAGACGAGCAACCCGGGGGCCCAGATCCTGGCCTACGCGCGCGGCTTCGCCTCCGGTGGCCAGCAGGTCGGCGGCATGGGGCTGTCGGACGACAGGATCGACATCGAGGCCCTTCAGGGCTTCATGTTGCACTGCGCAGCCGAGGGCTACACGTACGACTACTGGCTGACCGAGGCCCGCAGCCACGACGAGGTGCTGAACAGCATCGCGCGCGCCGGCTTCGGGCAGATCAGCTGGGCAAGCGGGCGCCTCTCGGTCGTCTGGGCAGCCCAGGAACAGCCGCTTTCCGGCGTGGTCAACATGGCCACGATCAAGAAGGGTTCGTTCCAGGTCGACTACACGCTCGCCAACGCGGCGGACGGCATCGAAGCGACGTGGTTCGACGCGGAGGAGTGGACTGTCCGCACGCTGCGAGTGCCGGCGCCCGGCGTCGCGACCATGCTCAACCCGGCGCAGCTTCAGCTGGAGGGCGTGACCAGCGAGGCCCACGCCGCCCAGCTGGCGCGCTGGCACTTGGCCCAGTCGCTGTACCAGTACAAGGACATCAGCTACGCCACGGATCTTGAGCACCTGAGCTACCGTCGGCTGTCGATGCTGGCGCTGCAGCACGACCTCACCCAGTGGGGCTACGGCGGTCGGGTGCGCGCCGCTGCGGCCGCGGGCGGTGCCGTGACGCTGACCCTGGACGAAGAGGTGCCGGCGCCACCCGCCGGGAACGCCTTCATCGGCCTGCGCATTCCCGGTGAGCGCGTCTACCGGGTGTTCCAGATCCAGCCGTTCGAGGGGACGAGCAAGACGGTCACCCTGGCCGGAGCCTGGCCGGCGGACGCTGCGTTGCCGGGCGACAGCGAGGCCAACCCCGCGCACGACACGATCTGGATCTATGACTTCAAGCAGACGCCCGGGCTTCGCGTGCGCGTGGTGGCGATCGAGCCGGAGTCCGATCTGAAGGGGGCGCGTGTCGCGGTCGTCCCGGAAGGGCCCGAGTTCTGGAACTACGTCAAGACGGGCGAGTACATCCCGGCGGCGCCGGGGAGTCTGCTGCAGACCCGGCCGGTGGCGAGCCAGCTGCGCATCACCGAACAGCAGGTGACTCAGGGCGACACCGTCTTCACCGAGCTGTCCGCGACGTTCGAGGTCGACGGCCCCTATGCACGCGCCGTGGTCTTCATGGCCGACGCGGGCGGCGTGCTCGAGGAAGTGGCCCAGACCACGACGCGGCGCGCGGCCTGGCGTATCCCGCGCGCCGGCACGTACACGATCGTGGTCCGGCCCTTCTCGCCAGACGGGAATGCGGGCGTTGCGGCGAGCACCGTCTACACGACCCTGGGCGCCGATGCGCCACCGGTGCTGGTCGACCTGTTTGACGTCGAGCAGCGCAGCGGAGGTGTCCGGCTCTACACCTGGGGCTGGCTGGACGACACCATCCAATCGGCGAACTTCGCGGGTGTCGAGATCCGCTACATCGAGGGCGAGGTGGCATCGCCGACGTGGGATTCCATGATGCCGCTCGGCGAGACCGGGTACTTCACTGCTCCGTTCGAAGCCGTGGTGCCTGCGTCGGGAACATGGACGTTCGCCTGCCGGAGCCGCAACACCTCGGGCACCCTTTCCACCGGCATGCGGGTCATCACCCGGACCCTGGCCGCGAACCTGGGCCAAGTGATCGGCGGGATCGAAGAATCGCTGGACGAGATCACCCAGCGCCAGGTCGATGAGCAGATGCGGCTGGATCAGGCGATTGCCGATCAGCTGGCGGGCGACCTTGCCACCGCTGCTGCCGCCGCTGCGGACGCCACGGCCAAGGCGAATGCGGCGCTCGCGCAGGCCATGGCTGCCGTCAACGCACTGGCCGCAGACGTTGGGGAGATTACCGGTGCCCCCGAGTGGGACGCCGACGTTATTTACGAACCTGGCTTTCTCGCCAAGTTCGACGGCGGCCTTTACTCGGCACTGGTGCAGACGCAGGGCGACCGGCCTGACATCAGCCCGACGAAGTGGAAGTTGCTGGGCGAATACGCGTCCTACGGCGAGGCGGTTGCTGCCGCGCTGGACATCGCAACGCAGAACGCCTCGGACATCGAGGCCGCCGTCACGCAGATCAACGCAATGTACGCGCGGTTCCCCACAGGAACGGGCAACCTCGCGTCCGAGGCGTACGTCGTGTCGCAGGCGAGTGCGCTGAGCAATGCCATTAGCGCGCAGGCCACGCGGGTGGATGGGCTTGTTGCCCGGATGCCCGCCGGGAACGGCGCGCTTGCGACGCAGGCGAGCGTGAACAGCTTTGCGCAGGCGAGCGTAGACCGCGACGGGGCGCTGAGTCAGCGCATCGACACCGTGACGACAACGGCCAACGGCGCGGCGTCGACGGCCGGCACCGCCCTGCAGGCCGCCAACAGCGCGGCGAGTGTAGCGAACTCGGCCAGCGTGACGGCGGGTGGCGCCCAGTCTGCGGCCACCAACGCACTTAACGTGGCGAATGGCGCCGCCAGCGCAGTCGAAACGGTGTCCGTGCGCACGGCCGCGATGCCGAACCTACTGACCAACCCGACCGGAGCGCTCGGATTCTCGGGGTGGGCGTTCATTGGCGGCGCCCAGCAAGGAATGCAGGTTCGCGGAGAGCTCTACGGAAAGCAGGGTCGCATGTTTGCTGCCGCACTCCCATCCAGCGGCGCGATCGACTATGGCATCAGCACGTCGGTCACGACGCCGGCAGCGGGCGGCCAGTCCATTACGTTCTCGGGGGATATGTTCGGCCGCCCGGCCAACGGGATTAGCACCCACTTCGAGCTGCGCTTCTATAACGCATCGAACGTGGAGATTGGAGCGCCTGGGAGTCGGGTAATCATCGTTGCCGACGCCGCAGCGTGGAAGCGGTACGTCCGGACCTTCGTCGCCCCTGCTGGCACGGAATCGATCACGGTCATTGCACGAGTGACCGGCACGCCGAACGCTGCTGGCCTTTTCGTCGGCTGGTCGCGCCTAAAGCTGGAGCGGTACGGCGCCGAGACGGTCTACAGCGAGGACGCGAGCGTTACGGCCCTGAGCGAGGTGTCGCAGGGCATCGATGGCCGCCTGCGCGCCAAGCTGACTCATGTGCTCGACGTAAACGGGAACATCTCCGGAACCGTCAGCGAGAACGACGGCGTGCGGTCCAGCTACTCGATCCTCGCCACGGTGTTTCGCGTCATCTCGACGCTCACCGGCATGGGCATGGAGTGGCAGAACGGCTACCTGCGGATCTGGAAGGGGTCCGCCCAGCTCATCCTCGGCCACACCTTCGGCAGTGGCGACCTGGTGTTCTGG